ATAGACGCTGTATGATGCGGGCTGCGAAACGGCCTTTCCTCAATCAAGCCACTGCCCTTCAGCAATCCCGCTACACTGTAAATTTTGGTAACTTCCAATTTTTCTTCTGCCCCCATTGGCGGCAGGATAGACCCCATTCTCCGCGCCAGCATGGTCTTGCCGGCGCCCGGTGCACCAACCATCAGCACATTGTGCCCACCAGCAGCGGCAATTTCCAAAGCCCGCTTCGCCTGAAACTGTCCCTGCACAGCGGTAAGTCATTACAGCGATTAAATCGTTCGAAAATCGTTTAATGATTAATAGCCTATTGTCAATAGCGTGTTATATATTTCATTGCAAAAAAATACAGGGGAGCAATTAAGCTCCCCCAAAACGCCAGTCTCACAGGCTGCAAATATAATCCGTCACTCCGCGTGCAATAGCTCTCGCGAAGTTTACGTAATCGTCACGAAGCTTGATGGCATCCTCCTTGTTGCTGATGAATGCAGTCTCGACCAGCACGGCCGGCATATCTGTGGCCCTGAGCACGTAGAGCCCTTCGCGGTCCTTCAGCCCTCGGTCCGTAGTCTCCATGGCCTGCACAATCTGCTTCTGGATGTAGCCGCCCAACTCCCTGCCTACCCTCGAGGTTGGGAACACACAGGTTTCTGTGCCGTTCGCGTTCGGATCCGCGAAGCTATTGCAATGGATAGAGATAAAAATGTCAGCTCCGCTGGCATTGGCCTCGCCTACAACTTCACTCAGGCTGTCACTCTGCAGATTACCAACTACCTGCACACCTGCCGCTAGCAGATACCCTTCCACGAGGTCGGTGATTGTCTTTGCGATGTCGCATTCGCGCAGATTCAGCCCATAATTTACAGCTCCTGGGTCCGGATTGCCATCAGGGCTGTGACCAGGATTCAAAAAGATTTTCATGTTAATCTTCCTCCTTATCTTGTGGGGTATCTTGTGGGGTCGCCCCCCATGACACCAAATCATCATTATCATCATATTTCGGCAACGGTACGCCAGCCGTGTCGTGCAAGTATTCCCACGCGTCCGGTAGGTATGACTCGACAAATAGTAATTGCTGTTTCAAATCAAGGCTTTTTAGTGCTCTGAGCGTTATCTGTTCCGTTTCAATCGCCTTCTTTTTTTTGCTCGTAGTGATTAATAGCAGTCTTAGACAGATAACCGCTAAGCCCGCCTGCAATGCCTGTCAGAAGCTCGGCTGGTGCGCCCATGACTACGCCGACAATTAGCGCAATGCTAAGACCACCCACCGCAACTAAATCTGTCGTGATTTTCATTCATGTGCGCCTCCTAACAGATTGTCGATTCTGTCAATGCGATGATGTGCACTCGCCGCACTAGCTTCAACTTTTGCGACACGCTCCTGTAGGTCGTGCCTACGCTGTTCGCTGTAGCGCAATTCGTCTTTTAGTTCCTGCACGATTGTTCTTAAGCCTTCGATTGATTTGTTCAATGGAGTTAAAACAATGTACGAAAAAGCACCTGTGAGGAATCCTGCTATTACTACGGACTGCGCTACTGTATTTATGATTTCCATGTTGACCACCACCTTATTATCATATTTAGACAACGAAATCGCTAAAACAGGCTGATAATGTGCTGAAATAGTGATTTCGTTGTCGTGTTTTGATATTTACCATTCCTTATGCACAATCCACACTACGCCTTCTGCGCTCACTGCACCAACCGCGTCTGCTGCAATGTCTCCCCAATCCGCGCTGTGTCGGTCGGGATGGCGCGAATCGTACCATTCTTTGCCACCGCCGATGACGATGACGTTAAACAGCACTCGTTGCCACGGTTTCCACTTGTTGAAAGGCTTGTTCTGCGCTAGGACAATACCTGCCGCCGCTGATGCTGTGATGTGTGCCGCTTTGTCGTTGCCTAGTCCTTGTGCGCTGGATGGTGTTGTCAGCAGGAGAAGGGCTAGGAGTAGGGTCGGAAGTCGGATTTTCATTTGTATCACCTACTTTAACTTAATGAAACTTTTGCCCATGTTCCCGGTGTGCCAGCCGCCGTACATATAGCCTTGTCCGCAAACACTTTCGATTCTCCTGTGTAATTAAAGACATCACCTTTACTAGCGTTTAAGTGAGCGGCTACACTAGGAACATTAGACGGAATATCGGCTACGTTTATATCGAACCACTCAAAAGACCATTCTGTTGTCTGCGAAAAAGTATATTGCATGTGCCACGAATCAAGAATACGATTATCTTTAATGATTAAACGTCTATTATCCCCAATAATTATGGGTGCTATAGAATAATCATATCCATTTCCTTTGAATACACAGTTACTTATTTCAATACCGTCTGAACCCCAAACAGTTAAGTCAATATGACCACCATCCATGTAGTTGTTTTTGAATACCATATAGTTACTGCCTAATTTAACTACACTGTCTGTGCTCTGTAAAAAAACAAACTCGTTATTTGATATGACAGCATTTTTCCAATATGGCAACTGCAAAGCAAATTTAAGAATATTGTATGCTTTATTGTTACTGATAACCAAATTTTTAGCATCTGCTTGAATTTGATAATCTGTTACAAAATATTCCCCGCCGTAACAAACATTGTCACAAATGTTAATATTGTCTTTTCCTGAATCTCCTGCTTCTTCTATCAATAAAACGTGACCAGAATTTGCCGCGTTGGTATTTATTATAGACATATTCCCATTAATATTAATATCAGAAACAGCCCAGACTTCTATCCCTACACTCGCCCTGCCACTTGCATTTTTTATTAAGTTGTTTTTTATGTTAATGTATTGTGCCATTCCTCCGAGAAGAATTGACGATACACTGCATAGTTGATTTAAGAAAGTATTATTTTCAACAACCCCTGTATTAACTGTTTCAAAAACCACAGCTTCACCAGGTTGGGTTGAATTATTGTATAATCTCCCCGATTCTTCAAAAAAGTTATTTTTTACATATACTTTTTGTGCTTTGTAAATTGCTACTGAATGAGTATGTACTTTGTAGCAGTAGTTATCTAAAACATAAATGTTATTTACGCCATTATTCCCACGATTATCGCTAAGTACTAAAAAATCCCCATAATAGAATTGGTTATTAGTTACTGTGATATGTGAGTTGTTTTTTAGAATATTCACAGCTACAACATTTTCGTCATATGTTTTATTATCGGTTGCGTACTCCGAAATTGTGGCGTTTTCTTTTTTGAAAATAAAGTTTTTAATTGCTACATTTTCGCAATTTTCCAATGCAAATACATCTCTTGACACCCATACATTCGGCGTAAAACCTTCGTGATAATTATCTAAAAAAACAGTAGCACCGTTTCCATCTATTACTAGATTTTTTACATTAATTACGTAAACTGCACAATCGTGGTAGTATACGCCGTCCTTCCCATCTATACCGACAAGAAATTGCGGACGAACATAATAAGTTCCACTCCCGAATACTACTTTACTTATATTATTATTAGATGCATAAGCTATTGCGTCCTTAATAGCCCACGTATCATCCGTGACACCATCACCTTTTGCGCCAAACGCCCGTACATCAACCACAGGCCCTTTAGCAATCACATCATCAGCGAACAGCTTTTCAAAATGCCCCTCTTTTACTGTCATAACATTTTTATTTGTTACTAATGCAAAATCCCTGCTGTCCGTAACAGTTCCAGTAGTCGCCCCCGCCGCAATCGCAACATTGCAAACACTAATCCCACCACTCGGCAACGTAGGCACTACAGGACTAGCCGCCGCCGTACCCGTGATTTTTGCGACTGTACCATCACTTGTAATATACACAAGGTCAATCCGCGGATTCGTCGGGTCTGCACTATCCAGCGTGATATTTGTTTCCGCAATCTCTTTGCGCGTACCGTCAGCTAAATGCACGATACCTGCACCCACCGTCACTGTTAAGCCGCTAATGCTAGGCGCACAACCTAAAACGATGCCATAACCGGTTGATTCGGCAAGAGCTAAATTTGTGGATGCCAAGTCTTCATCGGTTACTGCTGCAATTACCTGCCATACTACAGTTCCGTCAGTGATGGTGTCTCCAATTTGAACATTTGCCGGAATAACCGGAGTTACTGCTGCGGTCGTTCCCGGTGTAATGCACTTTAAATAATAGAGCGCAGGCAGGCCGTTCATCGACATAATCGTGCTAGATGTATATGCTTTTTCACGGTCGGCGCCGCCAAGCCATTTGTTCAACATGTCAACGTCAACCAGCCCGGCTGGGTCGATGTTAACTTCGATATTTTCTGCATTTGCTACAGCGACATTCATTGCATAAGTTGCTGCTACTTCGGCTGCTTCTGTGCTGGCAGGTAACCATTCTGCCTGTGAATCAATCGTAATCATAAACAGAATTTCGCCGACATCCGGGTCTTCTGCAAAAAGGCCCCATTCGCGACAATAAAAGCCGGAAGATAACTGCGTTGCAGACAAAACGCCCGTTACCGTGCAGACGTCGCCTTCTGCTACCGCGGAACTAATACCGAGTACGGCTTTAGGGCTGACAAGGTCAACCATGCCATCAACTGCAGCCATACTTTCCGTGCCGTCACCAAGTTTGATTTTAGTAAGATTTAATGTTACGCCGCCTTCTACTTTTGCCTGTAATTCTCTACCTGCGGCTGTCAAAACGCCGCCTGCCCAGTTCGCCATTTTCTTTTCCTCCTTCAGTTATCCTTTAAACTGACAGTAAACTTTTTCCATCTTGATGTAGCTGCAGCCATATATACATTGGTTTCGGATTCTCCGCCCTGGCTTGGCTGATTCCAAACGCTATACCGCTTATGCTGAGTAAGTGCTGCGCCAATATAAATCGTCGCATGATTGGTTCCACCGCTTGCTGTAGCCGGCCACACCTCATATCGTTTATGTTGTGCTAAAGCTCCACCAAAATAAATTTTTGCGTCATTAGTGCGAATGACATTATATCCGATTCGTACACTTTGGGGCTTTGGAACAATCATTCCTTTTAGAATTAACTCGTGCAATGCCGCTGTATTAATATTTACCAGCTGCACCTCAATGCTCATATCTTGATTGTCTTTTATCTTGATACGTTCACCGAATAAATTCTGCCATGTGTCTTCTAAATCCGATATACCGCCCTTCCATAAATTTTTGGCTATTTTTGCTTTGAGCAGGGTCCGGTATTCTTCATTATCCAGCACACTGCTTCCCGTTGTAACGAGCTCAAACGGAAGCTGTCTGCTCTGCCCGACAATCTGGCCAAGAACGTCTTCCTGGGTGCCTGTGGCTTCGTCCAGGTCGAAGTAATCATCAATGTACACGCCCAGCTCGAATATGTCATTCGACGGCTGCAGCAGGGCTGTAACCGTGGCCATATATTTAGGCTTTCCTTTGTGCTCGCTGGTGATTAAATCCTGGTATGCGCTTAGAAGTGACATTTTAGGTCACCTCCGTTACAGCTATCGTGCCCACATCGGCTACTGCATTCCACGGGATATCTACGTCAGTGATTCCCTGCGTTTCTCCCGCCTCGCCAATCGTGACACTACTAAGCAGGAATGCCGGCTGTTTCGGGTTTGCTACGCATGAAGCTATGGCGGTCAATATGCCTGTTACCGGCACATCGTCGCCAATAGAGAGGCTCAGGATGTACGCTTCAATGGCGTTTCGTATTGCAGTCAGTAAATCGGCTGTATAGCCGGTTCCCTGCCGCACCGTGACGGTCACATCAACAGCTTTGTATATCGGCCGGCTGAAGCGGATAGGAGTTACAATCCCATCGGGGTTTGTGTAATCCACCGTTGTGCTTCCGTATGTGCCGCCTCCGGGTCCTTTATGCAGATAGATGGCCTCTGCTATCTCTGCATCCAGGCCACCTTCAACCACCGCCGCTATGCTGTGGCTCGGTATGCCGTTGGCGTCGGTCACACTGGTGTCGTTGTCGTACACATAACTTCGAGCGACTTCGTTAATAGCTGCAATGGCCGCGCGGGTTCCATCAAGCATGTTTCTGCTTGGCAGTGCGACCGAGGCACTCTGTCTTGCCCGGAGCTCTGCGTCAATCTCTACTGGTTGACCGACTACGGCCGATACAGTGTTCGTTACGGCCGTCCACCCGGCTTGGGGCGTGTTAATGGTCGTAATGGTACCTACTGTGGCTTCTACGGCGCCCAGAACCTCACAGATGGCCGTTACTTCGGTCGTTTCTCCCGTCAGCGTTGTGTTCGCTGGCAAATCCCAAATATTGCCGCTGTCGTCTTTAACGGAGCCGGCTGCTATGACGGTCCCTGGTGTACCCGTGAGTGTCAGTACACATGTCGAGTAGCTGGCTGCCTTCCTGGCTATGCCGTTGAGTTTTACGAGGCTGGACAGGGCCGATCCTACCGCTGTCTTCGGGCTGTGGTTGTTCCAGACGAGCTGCAGAAGCTGCATCGTGTCGTAGGTTTTGAGGGCGAAACTGCTGATGAGTTGGTAATCCTGCGAATCCTCTTCGAGGTACAAATCCTCACCATAAATGGTCCGAAATTGTGCCAGAAGGTCGTCCCGAATATCGATGTATGTAGGAATGTGGAGGCCCGCTGCGTCCACGTAGGGTGCGAAATATGCCATGTTCTATACCTCCCCTCCTAATGCTTCATTGAGCTCAAAAAGCCCATAAACACTTTGAACCGCTGCCCTTACATAAAGAGTGCGGCTCTCGTTGTCCCATGTATGCTCCATATCGAGCACCGTCAGAACATTGGTTGTTTCTTCGATGCGTTTTTTGATTATTCGCAGGGCTTCTTCTATGCCTCGCTGGGCGATGATATCCTGCCACCACGGTGTGCCTGTGGGATAGTCTTCCCACCACTCGTATATAAGCAAACGGAGCCGGGTGGCCACGGCCTGCTGGACGGCTTCAACGTTCTCAATGTAAGCCTGCCCATTGCGCATGACCATATCGCCGTTTTCGTCTAATGCCCGATATCTCATTAAGACACACCTCCTGTATTACCGCCGCCGGGAACGACGCCACTATGTGTATGCGGCAGGAAGGCTTTCCCGTCGATGGTTGTACTACCGCCGATATTGACGCTCCCGCCAGTGATGTTTATGCTGCCTGCCTTGATATTGATGGTGCTCCCGGCAATCTCGATGCATGCGTCGCCGGACGCGTTTCGTAGCTGGGCCGTGTCCGAAGAATACCCGGCCACAACACCGGGCTGGCTCCGAAAGCCAACAATAGCGAAACCGTCCGAGAGGTCATGTCTGCGCATTTCCACCTGATTCTGTACGCCGCCATTTTGCCACCATCCGTCCATGCAATTGTCGCCGAAGATTACAAGGCAATCGTCGCCGGGCTTGATGGGGAGCGTCAGGCAGTACCCGCCTCCCGAATACACCAGGAAAGGCACATCTAGCAATTCCGGGATTTCCAGCCATGATAGGTTCCCTTTTCGGTCATGCATCCGCTCCCTTATGGCCGGCTGGCAGGTAAGCGTCTGGCGGTCATAATCCACACTTTTGACGATGGCCGGGCAGGCCACGCGGAGGTCACATCCGTATGCTTCAAAAATTCGCATCTGCTGCTCCAGAGGGCTTTGAGTGCGTTCTGCTATGTTCTGCATGCTGTTCCTCCTTCCTATGCCTGCATTGACTGCCCAGAATTGCTCACAGCCGTGGGGAGGGTTTTGGGGCCTGTACGGCTTATGCCGATTATCTCGGTGCTCCAGTCGTCGCCCCATGTGTCACCGCTGTGGGTAACGGACAGGACCTGGTATTCCCCGTCCTGGTCAAAGACAAGATTTTGGTCTTGTTTCTGCTGGGGTTTTTGATTTTTGTCCCCCAGTGCCTTGGCATCTATGCTCATGGCCTGCTGCTGGATAAGCGCATTGTCAATTTTAATCATGGAATTGACTTTGATGCGCGGGTCTAGCAGCGTCTTTATGATGATGCCATTGTCGGTGTACTTTGGTGTGCCCACCAGGCCGCTCTCTGGCGTGTAGTAGAGCACCTTGTTTTGTGGGATTTCGTCGTACATCGCATGGAGCTCCACTTCGTTTTTGCTGTTGAGCTGAAAGAATGCGTTGTTGTTCTTGGCGATTTCCCGAAGGTATTTCTGAGGCTTGCCAAATAATATTTTTCCCCTGGGCAGCGGTTGTTGGCTGATTTTGTCGCTGATTTCCCCAGATTTGATGGGTGTTTCAGCGCTTTTGCAGACCTGCTTAATCACGTCGCGTGGGGTGGCTTGTGCGGCCATGGACGCCCTGCAGAAGTTCATCTCGAGCTGGTTGAAGCCGTTTAAGGCCACGATTTCGAGCCGGTAATCTATGCCGTTCTCGCGGTTGCGGATGACCTGCACGATATCGCCGGTGTAAATCTCCCCATACTGGCCCTGCTCATAGCCACCCGATATCTGAATCTGAAAAGCCTCGTTAATGACTTCTTTTTCCGTGGCCGCGTTCATGTTATAAACGATCAGCGTCCCCACGGTAAGCGCTACGTTATTGACGTAGGTACACTTAAACGAACACTTGAGGTCGGACACATTCATGGCCACATCGTGCTCCGGGTCGCGCTCTTGCTCCCCTTTGTCGTTTTTCTTATAGGCGGGTTTGAAGATGAGAATCTGCCATTTTCGGCCATAAAGCACACCCGAGCCCCATTTGGGTTCTTGTTGTTGTGTTTGGTCATTCGTCGGCAAGTTCATCATCTCCCCACACTACTGCCCATTCGCTGGACAGGGTATTATAATCCGGGAACTGCTTGCTTATTTGAGTGGTGGGCACAATGTAGGCATGCCCAATCCCAAGGTATTGGAATTGTTCGAGAAGGTCCTGTGCAGGTATCCATGGATATCCGGACAGAAGCATTTCGCCTGGCTCACGGCTTATATCCACAAACCAGTATCCTGCCACCTCATTAAACTGCATCGTGAAGCGCAGCTCGATGTTGGAATCATTAAACGGGATAACAGCAGAGAAGCTGTGATTAGGGATAGCCTGCATTGGTACTATTGATAGCATGTTATCCCTCCTAACCTAAAACCTCGCCGATTTTCTTCAGCGCGGTTTTATTTGTCTCTAACCCTTTTGTCGGCTGCTGGCCACCACTGGTTGGACCTGATGTTGCTGCCGGTCGTTTTGACTCTACAGTCTCAGCAACATTGGCAAAAATAATCTGCTTGAGGTGCACTGTGCATTTCAGTGCGTTTAGCGTCATGTAATCGTCCGGGGCTGACAGCTCCTCGATTATCATATTCTCGTAGGTCTGCAGGCGGGTAATCACAGTAAGCGGGGCCCTCTCTAACTGCATTGTTTTGAGCGCCTGCCACGCATTAATGCTCCTGCCCGCTCCGACATCAGATATGGCCGACGGCCCGGAAAGCTCGCCGAACAATCCACCGAGTCCTGTGTTCTGCTGCGTCATGCTGCCAAATATGCCCTTTGTGCTCTGCTGAAGCGCGTTCTGGACCATCTTGTTAGCTTGTATGGCTATCTTTGCCACAGTGCCTCCAACTTTGCCAAGGAGGTTCGTGGCTCCGAACACAGTAAAATCACCAAGAATATCGTTGGTCAGAATGTTGCCTGCTGTGTCGGTCATCATGATATCGATGGTCAGCTCTGCTGGCTCAATAATAGCGTGGTCAGTCATGGTCACACCGGTCTGCACCGGGTACTGTGTCGTGCGCACATGAGACGCATGGTCGGTGCGCATAATGCCGTCAAAGGACATTCCTCCGATGGTCCAATTTTTCCCCTGAAACGTGAATCCTTGGAGGCCCTTGAAGCCGGTGATAAACTCGATGATTTTGTTATTGCCAGTGAGCTGGCCCATTGTAATGCCAAATTTCATCCAGTCTGGCTTCTGGTTTGGGTTCTGAATCATGTCTGCCAAATAGGTCACACCGTCAATAGACAGACCTTTTTTTACGCCCATATGAGCCTCCTTTCGTTTAATCCGGGGTAGGAACAGCATTAATGTTAGCCATGCAATTCTGCATCAGATACTGAGCTGTCTGGCCGAACACCGGAGCTACCGACGACAGAATCTGCTCGCCTACTACGCGGCCTATGTCTTCGTTGGTTTTACCCTGGCCGTTGATGGTCACGCCACCGACGTCAATATTAACGGTCATACCGCCCATGCTCATTCCGCTGTAATTTGGCATCCCGCTGCGCATGGCATCAAATATGCCAGTGTTGCTGCTCGCGGTCATAAGCTCACTTAGTGTTTCAGACAAGCTGTTGAGATAGTCTACCGGAATCTGTCCTTTGAGCTGCGTCAGCACGTCCTTGACCTGCTGGAGCTGGCTGATGTCCATGTTGCCAAAAATCGCGCCGAGGTTGCCGCCTGCACCAGAAATACCACCTAATGCGGCAGCGGTTCGAGTATCGACAAAATTCGATGTAGCGGCTCCGGTGATGGCGTCCCAGATATTGCCAATCACATTCCTCGCAGGTTTAATAATGCCTTCATTAACCGTATTGACTGCATCTTTTACCGGCTCCCTTATGGAATCAGGTAGTTGATCTAAAATTACGTCACCTGCTACATCGCCAATCTCCCACGGTTTTGCAATGCCTTCTTCTTTTGGCGGCTCATAGGGCTGTTGTGCTGTCTCCGGCCGTTCAGGTACGCCATCCCAAGCCGCAGGCGCCGGGGCATCATCTTCTTGTAAGGCTTCAGAAATAGAGCCAAATCCGGTCGGTTTGCCCCATCTTGCAATAGCTTCTTGCATGGTTCGATGCTGAATCCCACCATTGCTGTCGCGGGTTATGACAACGTCTTCATCGGCATTATAAATACCGTAGTGCCCGCTGGTTTCAGACCAGTTCCAGCCTACCAGGTCGCCATTTTTAGGCTCGTAACCGTCTCCATACGGGTGCCATGCTCCCCTATCCTTGAATGCTATGTCGTTAATAACATTTATATTATTGGGGTCATCAACATCGGTTGAATGACCACCTATCGATTTAATGCCGGATTGATTGTATATTTTTGCAGTGAAAGAGTCGCATTGAATAGTGGGGCCTACTCTGGGATTAATTAAGGTCATGTCGCCGACTTCGTAATCCATCGCATTGGCGGCTACCGCATCACCAGCAAGGTTCCCTTTTTTCGAGCTTTCGTAGTCATCTCGTGTTTTGAGAACCTTTTCGACATAATTCTGCGTTTCCTTATACGGTGGTACGTCGCCGTAGTCTTTCACAGCACCAGGGCCTGCGTTATATGCGGCTATCGCCAATCGTTCACTACCGAACAAATCCAGCATTTGCCGCAGGTATTTTGCGCCACCTTTGATGTTGTCTTCTTCGTCGTAAGGGTCAACCCCTAAACCTTTAGCCGTATCGGGCATAAGTTGAAATATACCGACCGCTCCTACCGATGAAGTTTTTACATTTCCGTCATCATCATAATGGTTAAGGTTGGATTCAGTCTTTCCTACAGCGCGCAGCAGGTTCGGGTCGAGGTCATACTCTTTTGCATATTTTTGAATGAGCGGCTCCAGCCGTCTCTCCTCTGCGCTTAATGCGCGGGTGCCTTTCCGCTTGTGGTCATCCTCGCCGTCCAATATGCGTTTAGCTTTGGCTACATCACCATGCAAGAACGCCAACATGGCCCGGCTGAACCGTCCAATCTTAGAGATAACATTGTCGATGGCTTTCCCGACTGACTCCCAGAACGCTTTGAATGTCTTATTCCTGGCGACCAATTTGAAAAGGTCAGTAAGCCCTCGGATTACCCAGTTTACGGCCTTGAAAATGCTGGATAAAATCTTGAAAACGGTGCGCAAGGCATCGCGGAAACTGTAAACCTTATCCGTCTTGCCAAACTCGCCGAACAGGCCCTTCAGCGCCGTTTCGACAAGCTCTACAATCGCGCCGAATAACTCCACTACTCCATCCACAACATCGGCGACGGATTCGCGGAATTCCTTCAGTTCTTCGGTCTTTTCAAGCTCACGCCACAAGTCAATGAGGAATTTAATCGTGCTTTTTACAGCATTGTAGAGCAGTTTGAAAACTTTCCACACTCGTTCCAATGCTTGCCGAACGTCCTTTATTGTGTCATTCTTCTCCAGTTCGTCCATGAATGTCTTCCAAGTGTTTTTGACACTTGTTTCAATGACATCATAGAGGTCTGTGAGAATCTGCCACCAATCCTTACACTCAGCGACGAGCTCCTGCAGCATTTCGGCGCCGGTGCTGCTTGCCCAATCATCAATGGATTTTCTAAGTTCATCAAACCATTGCTTGGCCTGCTGAACATAGCCGACCAGTTTATCCCAGTACGGCTCGACGATGGCTTTTAACTCCTCATACTTCTGCTTGGCCGTGTCGAGGAAGTTATTGAGTTTATCCCAATACTTGCCAAGAAGCGCGTCTTTGCCTTCCATGTAGCCGTAGTAATCGTCTATGAGCAGGAGCAAGGTGCTGATGAGCATTATTGCCCGTCCGAGCGGTCCTGCGCTCAAAGCGACCTGCAAGGCTGTTATGGCGGCAATCGCTTTTTTGACTCCTGATGGGAACGAATCCCACAGGGCTTTGACGTGCTTGCCAATGTCCACGATGAATTCTAAGAGATGTCGGCCTATCTCAATGACATAGAAGATTGCCCTTGCGACCTTCTCTGTCCATACGCTCATGTTCTTGATGACCATGTCGTTGAATGTCTTAAATTTTTCCCGAATGTCAGCGAGTGGTTTCTGCAGGTATTTCATTAAGTAATACCCGATCCAGTTCAAGGAATAACTTGCTTCCTGCTTCAAACGGGTAAACTCAAACATAAGGTCGCGAAAATCCTTCATTGTCTGTTTGAAATCCCCGCCGGGCATCATCTTTGCGCCGTCAACAGTCAACTGCTTATACCGCGCGAACAGCTCCGGTGTCATGGCGATGTCGTTGATAGACTCACCCAGCGCATCCGTGGCCTTTTTCATATTCCACGCTGCCTGTTCGCCCATCATCATGGAGCGGGCATATTTCTGCATAGCCAGGTCTTCCTGCGCCGTAGCTTTCATCAAACCGACAGCCGATGCCGTAACGCTTGCAATGGCCGACGAGATAATCGTGGAGGCTTTGACGAAATTTCGCGCCATGCCAGCCGTGACTCTGTCGATATTTTCGCCGGTGCGCTGTATTGTTGCATCAGCCTGTTGGAATCCTGGCTTATCAATCTGCACACCAAGGCTTACCAGATAAGACTGGATAATCTGTCCAATCATAATGGAATGCCTGCCTCCCTTCTCCGCTCAGCGGCCTCCTGGGCCCTGCGCTTGTTCTCGCTCTCTATGGCCATGATTTCATGGACGTCTAAAAGGTCTGTAAGCGTATAGGTTCCGTCCCACAGCTCGTGCTGTTGCCAGCGGCCTGCTATGACGGGGGCGTATACCCATGCGTTTAGGTTTACATATTGAACAGCTTCAAATCCTGCAGGCTGCTCATTAAGTCCTTCAATCCGTCGCCGGTAAAAAAATCGGCAATGTTGAATGCCAGCGCATTGATAACCAGCAGAAGCAGAAGCATCGTATTGTTTTCAATATCCTGCACGCCCCAAGAGCCATTCTTGTTGAGTACCGGTGCTTCACGGCCTGCCAATTGCTCAGAAACTACAGACAGGCAGTCACGAATGAAGCTGTTAAACTCGCCCTTCGTCATAAGCGCACGACTCTGCGGCAGCATAAGGTCAGGGCTTTTCCCTTCCGCCTGCAATGCCTTTGCCACTTTTTCTTCCATACCCATCGGCATCATTTTTTCCATGAGGGTGAATGCTATATAAGCGCCAGTGAAGGCGTCGAATGCTCGAATTGTAAACTTACGGCCCTGAATTTCTACTGTCTTTTCCGTCTGTCTAGCCATTTTTCTCGCTCCTTTTTATTTATGCAAATAAACACGCACCATGCCGGAGGGGGGCTTGATGCGTGTTTTATCCCTAAATCAGTTAATGAGTACCAGTCAGCTGGATGCGCTGGATATCTGCAAAGAGCAGCGTCCACGCTACGCGCTGACCTTGAGCCTGGAATGGCTCGTCTGGTTCTTTCACAAAAGCGCCGCCGGTGCAATAAAAACTCTTGCCCATCTTCGGTGCTTCAATGGTGCAGGAAATCTGCGCCCATTCGCTCGTGTCAGCCTGCCACAGGTAATTAAAAAGGCCCTGCAGCCATTCATGCAAGCTGGACGTCTGCTGTGCGTTAATCGCTACAGTACCGTTGTTGCCTGCAATCTTCGAGGTCATGATGGAGCCATCGCTGGCAACATCATGCACAGACCTATCGGTCGTTTTTGTAATGGTCATATCACCGATGCCTTCGCCCTGGATGGAGTACGAGCCGTAGCTCGGGTGGCTAATGGTAGCCACGACGTCAGTGAAGCTGTAAGTGCTCTGATTCGGCATTGTCGGTTTCCTCCTTCCTCTTAGCGGTTAACATCAACTTGGATAGTGACGTGGTGGATAGCGCCTGCGAGTTTCAAGCTGACATAGATAGGCGGAGCCTTGCGGGCGTCGCGGTCAGCCTGGCTCTGGTCATTGATTGCTTCGCTCTGGATAATATATCCACGCGGGAGCGTATCGCCATACTTCAGGTCAAATACATCGTTGGACTTCCACACACCAGCAGAAATAAAGCCGATGGTGTTGAGACTCTCGCATTCAGTCTTGATGGCGTTCTTGATGCGGCCCATGCCGGATTCAGTCTGCGGCAGCTTGTTATTCTGCACAAGCAAATCCATGATGGTCAGCTGACAATCGTTCTTGAATTTGTCCAAATAGATGATTTCATCGAACCAGGAGCCGTCGAACACTTTTCCTTCTTCGAAGATGTTGTAATAGGAGCCACGGTTAATGTACACATTACCGTTGAAGCTCTTTACCGCATTCACTTTATTCGTGCTGAAATTCTGGACGGCATTTTCTGCAAGCACACCTACTTCTGACTTGTATGCCAGCGTGTATGCGCTGTTTGCGGTGCCGGTCATGGCGCCCATTGCCCAGCCGACGATGGCCGCGATTGCGTCCGGGTGTGCGGTGGAATACTGGCCGATGGTGCGACGATAATTCAGCAGCTGGAGCTGGCTGAAGATACCGCCGTCCTGCGGGTCCGTTACGGCTTCTTCACTCGTCGTGAAAGCGAAGACGGAATCAGGCGTGCAGCTCTCGTTATATGCGGCTACTTCGAGAATCTGCTCGTCGGTGAGGTCTGCGCAAATCAAGCCCACATACCATTCACCATCTGCCTGGCGGCATGCGGTATAGGTTTCTACCGGGGTTTCTGCGCGGGTTGCGCTCTGCGTTGCGGTACCTGCCGTAATGGCAAGCGTGCCCGTCGTGTTCATTGCGCCAGGAGTATTACCGCCGCCTGCAGTCTTTTCGATGGCGGTAATAACAGCCTCATCTACCGTCACGTTGTAGATAGCGTTGATGGTGCTGTTGGCTGCCAATGCGGCCGCGATATTAGTTGCCGTTTCAGCAAC